GGATAATGTCATCGGTATTTTTATCCTTGGGCAAATAAGCTTCATCATAGAAAATTGCTACTCCTATGTATTTTCGAATGATTTCACGTATCTGCATCTGAACGCTATTCAACATGAAATTGATTTCACTTGTTAAGTCAACCATGCTTACAGTTCTGCCATCAAACGAATCAATTTCTAATGATTGATAAGTGAAGCTTTTGTCTGGTAAGCAATACTTTTTGTACCCTGACTTAATAACTACGTCATTGGACAAACGAACACCTTCCATAATGTCATCATCAACATCTTTTTCAATTTTGAAAAAACCACGCTTTGCTTGATCATCGTAAAACTCCTTGCGATCCTCGTAATCTTCTATTTGAATACGATAAGGCATTCCTGGATCTTTTTTGTCTTCCGATACTTTCCAATAAGTTGTTTTTTTGGTTTTCCATTCAATATGAGTAACCAGATGCTCAAGTTGTTTTGAATTGGCTGAGTACCGATAAAAAGTGTCTTTGGTATGTTGATCACTGGCTACTTGATCTTTCTCATAAATAGTATCAATTTGATCTTTTGTCATGTATTTTGAATACCGCTGGACAATTTCAGAAGAAGTCATGTATGTTCGAGCTCCTATAATCTGAGTTCTTTTTCGAAGCGGATCATTTTCATGGTGCTCACAAATTTCATCTCTAGGATCTAGAGGAACATAAATCACTCGGCCGTTCGAAAGAAGCTCTACTTTTCCAAAAGAACGCATCCCTACAATCACATGCATATGGTTTCTGGCAAAGTCAACTTTAATATCCTCAACATCAATGGCACGCTTTAATATCTGTGAAAATACACGCTCATTGTTGGTTTTTATATCAGTAGCAATTTTCAGCTCTTCTTCGTTTTCAGGAATCTTTGCTCCATCAAACAATGGAACCCCAAGCTTACGCAGATGTTCAACCAACTTTTTATTTGCGTACATGCCGTGAATTTGGTTTTTTTTATCTTCCTTTTTTTGGATGTTGTATTTGTTACGCGTGTAAACATAAGTCGGTAGAGGACGCTTTAAGTACTCATTGTTTACCACTTTTAGCTTTGAGTAATGCCAACGGAAATCTTCAAATTGTCTTGAAGTATCAGAACCTTTTGACTGTATAAGATTCTTTGTTTTGTCTGCATTAATTTCACCATTCAACTTTGTCAGCTGAGTAGTGAATAACATGTTTTTGCTTTCCAAAGATTGACTTAACTGGTCAGCATAGTCAAAATGACTTTGAATCCAATCGTCGTCTTTTTTCTTGCTTTCGGAAACCGTTTGATTTGGAAGAGAGTTATTATTGCCCATTGTTGAATGTTCCTTTACCAATTAAATCCATAAAAAGATCTCCGCTAAGTCGCTTTGATTTAGCAGATTCCTTTTCGTAATATACATATCCATCTGGACTTTTTTTCATGACTACTTTTTCTTTTTCATCTTGACTAGCATTGTCATTGGTCGGGTTAAGTCTTCGATCTTTATGCTGAGCCAACGCCAACATATATGCATCATGTAAATCTTGGTCATTTTCGTTATCTCCTGTATTGTATGAGTTACAATCTTTCAACAACAATGGAAATGGCCAATTCATAGCGTTATCCAAAATTTGCGATTGAACCATTGATTCAAGAATAGGCCTATTAAATGGAGTGAACTTTAATCCATAATTATGCATTTGCTCAGAATTAGGAGATTCAAATGCTTTCGGTCGATATCCTAAAAGATGTGTCAATTGATTTTGAACAAAGAAATCTATAATCATCGGGCTTCCTGCATCGACAAGGGTGTAATTAGGACTTGAGTAAGCTACTGATATCATCGCTGCAATCATGTAAAACTGTTCTTTCCTTGGAGGTCTGCCATAATACATACACACTGGTCCGTAGTAATCAAATGCCTCAGACATTTGCCGATCGACGAGCACACCACCTAATGACTTTGAAGTATTACTTTGGTCTTGATCATAACCATCAATTCCAACTGCATCGGCAAACCGCCATTCCTTTTTGGGATATTTATAAATCTGAATTAGTTTCCATTCTTCTTCAATAATATTTCCTTCGCTATCTCTTTCCGGTAATCTGAATTTTGGCTCTACCGGAAAAATCATAGCGCCATTTTCTTTTGTCTTTGGCTCAATAACCATGTCCAAATACAAATCTTCTTTTCCCATCAGATCAAAGATTCGTGTGTTAAGAATTACACTGTCATAATTGTTATCCGAACTACTGATAAATGCTTCTTCAACTGTAAGTGGAAAGTTTTGAATATGATCTGTAAGAGCTTTTTTGTTTTTAGACTTTGCAAGAAGTTTTCGGTCAAGCATAATTTGACGTTCTGCTTCATTGTAATCTTCCATTCCCAAAAGCTGCTCTGGCTTATGGTCAATGTCTTTATAAGCGTAATCGATGTTTGGAGTTCGAGCCTCACCTTCTCCTGCAGAATTTGTAAAGCCTATGTAGCATGGCTTGTATATTTTGGTTCCAGGTACCCAAAAACGTTCGAGCTTATAAGCTTCGGCTTCAGACCACATTTGAGCAAAGTCAGCTGAGCTCGAGCCCATCTTACCACCAGTACCATAAACGTATGGTGTACCTTCCATTTTTTCACCATCCATGAAGCACCATTTAGTTGCTTCAAAAGTTTCAAGAAGGTTTGGGAATTCTCCCGACTCTTCAAATATGCAATCCTCTAAGTGAAGCCCTTTGAAAATGTTTCCAGACTGAAACGCTGTACGTATGAGCACTGTGTTTTTGCTACCGTCTAATACATAATTTCCTTGTTCGTCTTTAACAAAATACGCGTAAATCCTTTCATCTGAATTTGATGCAGTTGTATTGAGTTTAAATTCAGAAACAGTAAGCGATTCTGTCTCTACAAGTTTTGCAGCGAAATCTTCTGCGTAATCTTTAAGGCCAGCACAGATTCCTGCTTTGTACAAGTCACCCAAAAACTTCGTGCCGTATTCAATGATTCCTTTGTTGGCTTTAAACGAAAGACCTTTCCGTCGAGCTTTGATCGATATAATTCCTCTTCCATTTTTTTTGCAGTATTCTACGAGATAAAAAAAATCCAAGTCTGTGTCAACAAAGTCAGGATGGTGAAATCCTCGGCCAACTGATGACATGTAAGAGAAATTCAAATAGTAGTAAAGCCTTCCCGGAATCCAAGTGCCTCCTGTGTGGTATCCTTCAACGCAATGCCGAACCTGATCTTCCCAATACTGAGTATGGTCAGTAGTGCCTACAACTGCAGGAAAAGATGTGCTGTCAGCATATTCAGGTATTCCAAACTTAGCTACTGGATTAGGGCAAAATCCTTGGCTTTTAAAAACGTTTTTTCCTGTAATTAGAATTTCCATTTACTAGCCGATTAAGTTTTCTTTTTTCGATTCATTATTTGTTGGAAGCTCATTCATCAAATTAATTTTCCCCAATTTTTCAGCTTGAGTAGATCTCATTTCAGCCAGCTTTTTGTTAGCTCTAAGCTTTTCTAAAAAGCTCATTTTTCGATTTCCCTTTAAAACATGTTCGGTTTGAGCGTTAGTGATAATTTCGCGATGAAGAGCATTCATTTCTACTCGCAAATTTTTGATTGCTATTAGATATTTATCTGACTTTACAGGATCTTCTTCATTTTGATAAAGCAGTTGAAAGTTGGTCATCTTTCGCTGATAGGTTCTGTAGAGCTCTCTATTGTCATCAAACTGAAGCTCATTAAACTGTTCAATCGCTTTTCGAATTTTAGGATCTTTTTCGGGGTCTTTTGCTTTTTCACCAAATACCCAACGCTGAGCTTTTGACTTTCTTTCTTTGTCTGGCCATTGCTTAAATGGACTGTCATAGTCAGTGTACAAAATAACAAAACGCATCTCATCATCAGAAAGCTTTTTGAATTCAGGTATTACCTGATATGCTTCTTTACAAAGCGCTACTTTGTTTGCTTTATCTAAATAAAAAAGCCCCATGTGCTAATGATTTTTGGTATCTGAATTCAAGAAGTATTTCTTCACTTTGAATCGATGGATTAGGAAAAGAATATTCATCAAAAAACTCCAACGGAAAGCGATGGAGTATTGGTAATTTTTTTATTGACTTAATAGCGTTATGTCTAGCTGTTCCTATTGCCTTGACATATTCATTTTGATTATGCATTGCTGCATTCTTGTAATCTTTGTGAAACAACTTTTTTTCAGAAAATAGATTTCGATATTTCAAAAAATTATCAACTGCTTCAAAACAGTTAAAATAACTTGCGTCAATAAAAGATTCATATACTTTCTTCTGAATGTCAGTCAATTCAGAAAATTCTTTGATCGTAATTATTCTCATAATTTGATAAAGTCATGAAAATCTTCTTGATTTTCTTCCTCTTCAAATCTAATGGTTTCTTTTGTCAAATTTACTGTTACCCATTCCATCATCAATTTTACCTCTTCTTTCATGTATGGCATTATATGAGTTTCAGGGGTTTCCAAAATATTTTCCCATGGCATTCGAATAACTCCAAGATTACCTGGCTTAAAGTTCAAAACTGTTTCAAGCATGTACATATAAATGCTTTGCTGAAGAACATATTTTGTAAAATCACAATCTTCCAAATGAGATAAAGGTTCAAGCATATATCGATTGTAGTGCTTTAATTTCCCAGTGTATTCATCGATCAGCATTGAGTTTAGTTTGTAGTTATTCGTTTTAAAATCACGAATGTCTATCATTCCTCGCTTATTGGTTCGATGGTAGCAGAAGTCAATTGTTCCAGCAACGCGAGGATTATCCAAATACACT